GTTCCAGCTAGCCATGCAGTATTGCGTACATACTTGTACAATGATCAAGTTAGTTATCCATGGTTTGCACCCGCTGGTGTCAACCGCGGTCTGATCAGTAACATGAGTAACATTGGTTATATCAATAACTCAACAGGCTTATTTGTACAAAATGCTGTAAGCCAAGGTCTACGCGATGCTCTGTTTACATTGAATATCAATCCTTTGACACAATTACCTGGTGTTGGTTTAGTGATATTTGGTCAATTGACACGCAGCGGTGATACAACAGCACGTAACCGTGTAAACGTTGTTCGTTTAGAAAACTACTTGCGTACAATATTCTCAAGTATCAGCAATGGCTTCTTGTTTGAACCAAATGATGCAGTAACACGTAAATCAATTTCAAGTCAAATTGAAAATGCATTGAACAATGTGTTGTCACATCGCGGTCTATATGATTTCTTGGTAATTTGTGATACAACTAATAATACTCCATCGGTGATTGCAAACAATCAACTATATGTAGATGTTGCTATTGAACCAGAGCGTGACGTAGAATTTATCTACATTCCAGTTGCTATTTACAATCCTGGCTCGATTGCTCAGTTGAATATACAATCGACTTAATTAGATAAATAAGAGTAATAGGAGAACATTATGCCAGTAGCATCATTAAGTAATTTTACCGTACCACAAACAGGTATAAGCAACCAAGGCCTGTTAATGCCAAAGCTGAAGTATCGCTTTCGTGCAACATTTATTAACTTTGGTCAGGGTGCTAGCACAAATGAGTTGACCAAACAAGTAATTGATATCAAGCGCCCAAGTGTTAATTTCAACCCAATTACACTGGATGTTTACAACTCAAAGGTATATTTACAAGGCAAGCCAGAGTGGCAAGAAACCACTATCAACTTGCGTGATGATGTTACCGGTGCAGTGACTCAATTGGTTGGTCAACAGGTACAGAAACAATTTGATTTCATGGAACAAGCATCAGCACCAAGCGGCACTGATTACAAATTCCAATTGTTGTTTGACATTCTTGATGGCGGTAATGGAAGTACTAACATTGGTGTTCTTGAAAAATGGGAACTGGATGGTTGCTTCTTGAGTCAAGTCGACTATGGTGACATGGCCTACAACAGCAATGATCAAGTGCAAATTGCATTGACCGTTAAGTTTGATAATGCTATCCAAACATTTGGTGGCAACGACATGGCAACACCAGTAAAATATGATCCAAACTTTAACCATGTAAGTGGTGTTGGCGGCGGAAACTTGTAATAGCTGACACAGCAACACACAAAACCCGAGCTTAAAAACCTCGGGTTTTTTATTGGATAAATATTAGTATGACCACAAACTTACGCAACTATCAACACGCCAGTAGAATATTCATTGATTCTAATTATCGGCTGAGTCCCAAGTACGGATTTCTGTTTTATGTTGAGTTTGATTTTAATCCACAGATTACCAATATCAGCAACACGGCTGCACAAGAATTGGGCATGATTGTAAAAAGCTGTAACTTGCCAAAGTTTACTATTGATACCAAGGTACACAATGCGTACAATCGTAAAAACATTACTCAGCACAGTATCAAGTACGATCCAATTCAAATCACATTCCATGACGATCAGGCCGACAACGTTCGTAATTTCTGGTATGACTATTATAGTTTCTTTTATCGCGACAGTGACTATGCAGATGCTACCTATCAAATAATCAACAAGTATCAAGAACGTCCTTCATTTGATTGGGGCTATAGTCCTAGACCAGTGGGTAGCTACAACTCAGCCACAGCTTACCAAGACTATCAATACATACAAGGCATACGAATCTATAGTTTGTATCAGGGGCAATTTGACGAGTACGAATTGATCAACCCTATGATCACACAATTTAGACATGGCGATCATGTCAATGGTGACAATACGGTACTTGAACATCAGATGCAGATTCAGTACGAAGCTGTAAAATATCAAACCGGATCCATTACAGAAAATAATACAGGTGGGTTTATTGATCTGCACTACGACCTAACTCCAACCCCGTTGGGTGGTAAACCAAACTACGAGACAGCATCCAGTGAAGTCACCGACTTGGCCAGCATCAATACCAATGCTTCAAGTGCCGCGGTGTTGCCAAACATTCCAATCACTGGTGCATTGACACCAGCATTTAGTTTTGGATCATTGTCCAGCATACTTACCAATTTAAACGCTGCCGCTGGAACCAATGGTGGCGGGTATACATTGCCGGCGCTGGGAAGCCTAACCTCTGGTATCAATAATAGTAACTTTGTAGGTGCACAGCTACAGGCCGCCACGGTGGCACTAGCAGGAACAGCCGCTAATACATTGGCTGGTGGAGTAGTTAAGGGACTGGCACAGGGATTAGGACCACAGGGCACCAGTGCTCTTACCTTATTGGCCGCTGCCATAGCAAGTCCACAGGCCGCATTAACTACCGTAGAAAACATGGCATCTAAATTTGTGATGGGCGCAATATCACAAGGTGTCAATAGTCTGGCCACATCGGCTGGTCAGGAACTTACCAAGGCAATCTCAGGAGCATTGTCGCCAATTGGTCAGGGTATTTCAGGTGCATTTGGCGACTTATCCAATCTTGGTTCTGGCTTTATCTCAGGATACTCCCCCGGAACTACCTTGTACAATGCACTGAACCCGATCAGCGGGCAGGGAGATTTGGCACAACTGAATCCCGACGGCACGGTAAACTTGTCGCAATTTAATATTGGGTCAACAGAATTGCCGTTGAGTTATACTCCTGACCTTGGTCCAGTGACAGATATGAGTGTGTTTGATTCAGTGAGTTTTGATTAATTATGTCTAATCAAATTACCACAGCAACCAATACGCAAGCACCAGATCTTAGTAATACACAACAAGATCCCAACAAGTATTTCAATAATTTTTTTGCATTTGACTTCAGTGTTGGTGCCGAGGCCAATGATGCTATCACTGCTTATTTTGAAGACTATACTGGAAGCAAAACTTCTGGCAATGCTCTGGCAGCCGCAGTACTTTATACGGCCAAGGCACAGAATATAGATCCAATGGTAGTGTTGGCTGAGTTTCAAAAATTAGGTCCAGGGGAACTGAACAATTACCTTGCTGCATTTTTAAATTTCAATCGTGTGCCGACCAGTACCATTGGTTTTAAATCCGCCAGTCAAACTAATCCATACATCACTCGCAGTATTCTTCCATAATGTCAAAGTACGCACAGGGCAAATTTCAATTGCAAAATCCTGCCAAGTATGTGGGCAACAAAAGCCCCACCTACCGTAGCAGCTGGGAATTCACGTTCATGACCTTCTGCGACAACAATCCTTCAGTCCTGCAGTGGGCAAGCGAAGCAGTACACATCAACTATCGCAATCCCCTAACAGGCAAGAACACCATATATGTTCCAGACTTTCTAATGACCTATATGGATGCCAGCGGCAAGCAACATGCCGAAGTGGTTGAAGTAAAACCTCTAAAAGAAACCAGTCTACAAGAAGCTGGCAAAAGTCCCAGAGCACAAGCGTCAGCTATTCTCAACATGGCAAAATGGGAAGCCGCAAGAGCCTGGTGCCAAGCACACAATTTAAAATTTCGCGTGATTACTGAAAACGATATTTACGCCATGGGTGGTGGCCGTAAATAAATACGGTATGACCAAAAAATTAGAAGAATTATTTAATTTACCCTCTGTAGACGCTACCCCAGAAGAAACCGAGCAGACCATAGCCGAAAATCGTGAGCTGATTACCGAAGTAGATCGTGCCATAGACAAAATAGATGCGGCCCTGCCCACGGTACGCGACCTAGAAACAGGCGATAGCGAACTGGACGAATTGGCTACTCTTGCCAAAGAAAAGGCCGAGGATCTAATAGACCTGGGCATGAATGTAGAACCACGTTTTTCAGGTGTTATACTACAGACAGCCGGTATGCTATTGGGCCATGCAATCACAGCCAAAACAGCCAAGTTAGACAAAAAACTCAAGATGGTACAGCTACAGCTGGCCAAAGCCAAGTTAGATCATCAGATCAAAAAAGACGCAGGCACACCCGAAGAGCAGGCCATCGAAGGGCACGGAATTGTGTTAGATCGCAACGAACTGCTAAAAACAATATTAGCCAAAAAAGAATAAATATACGATATATAGGAAGTTAAAGATGAAACCATTCCAAAGCTACATTATTGAGTTAAACAAACCATGCGAGTTCCGTATCAAGATGGCCAATGTTGACCCAAAATCAGTTTTAGAGCAAATTAAAAACGCCCTAGACACATACCAACTTGAAAGCATCAGTGCAATCAAGAGTCTACCAATCCAAGAACATCGCGAGTTTCCAAACTGGGGTGGTCCTTGTGAGTGCTGGCAATTTGATATTAAAGTTGCTTATCCGGCCAATACCATTCAGATAGCACAGGTCATTAGAGAACGTGCTCAGATCAATCCTGACTGGTTATGTGTGCGTAATCTAAACGAAGCTGAATTTACCGATGAAGCTGAAGCACCCAATGCTGATGCTGCCAAAGGTGCACTACTGGATCAAGAAGATCTAGGCGGTTCAAAAGAAGGACAAGCACTAGTAGGTCAAACCAGAATTGGTAGCCTAATTGCAGAATTAGAAAAACACACTCGCAAATATGAAACAGCTGGCAAAGACACAAACGCAGATGGTGTTCGTGAAGCCGGTTCTAAAAAAGGCGAAACAACAAACGATATCAAACAGGGCACAACAAGTCCTGAAGGTACCAAGCAGAACAAAATCCCAGATCCAACCAAAGGTTAATTATGAGCAAGAATCATCCACACGACAATATCTACAGCATCCTAGGCAAACTTGATGCACTAACACCCAAAGAAGCTCCTAAAGCAGAAGCTCCTACCTTAAAAGAATATGCCAATATTCCAGCCAAGGGCAGTATCCTTGAAGGTGTCAAGACTATCGAGCAAACACTTGCTGAAAAATACATGGGCTTTAAGAAATTAGAAAAGTCTATTGCCGCCAAGGGTGATGTTCGAGATGCTGGCGCAGTTGCTGCCGCAATTGGTCGTGAAAAATATGGCAAGAAGGCTTTCCAAAAAGCCGCTGCCACAGGTCATAAGATGGGTGAAACATTGGATGGTGGCATGGGCAGTATGGGTGTTGTTGGTGAAGAAACCTGCATGGAATGTGGCATGTATGAAAGCGAATGTGGTTGTGACCATACTAACGAAGACATGAGCCGTGCTGCCAAAGGTTACGAAAAGTATGGCAAAAAAGGTATGCAAGCACTGGCCAAGGCTGGTCGCGAAGGCGCCAGCGAAGAAGAGTTGGACAAGATTCGCGACCAACATGATCACTACAACGAAAGCAAGTGTAACGAATGTGGCATGTGGGAAAGTAAATGCTCGTGCGATCATGACATGACCGAAGGCGAAACCACACGCAAGGATGGCGTTACTCGTCATACCAAAACAGATTATCCAGGTTATCCAAGTGATGACTTAGAAAAAGATGATGGTGATGCTCCTAAGAGCAAAGGTGGCAAAGGTCGTCCACGCAAGGCCACTACAAAAAATCCACGTCGCGATGCCGATGCTCCTAAAAAAGGCAAAGGTCGTCCTGCCAAAAGCGACAGCGAGAAATCAGACGCCAAGTTACCATTCTCCAGTAAGAA